ATTGAACTCTGGATTTGGTAGGTAAAAATGGCCGATAAAAAAATATCCGAATTAGTATCTATCACAGGTTCAGCGACTGCCGCAGATGACTTTTTTGTTGTGGTTGATACCTCTGGCGCGGTTACTCATAAGATCAGCCGCGAAGAACTAAACAACGCGATTGAGCAAGATGTGCTGTCATCTATAGAAATCACCGACATCACCAACGATGTAAATGTGCAAGGCACGGTGACGGCTGATGGGCTGACTGTTGAAGGCGCAGCGAAGATTAGCGGTGTTACCGAACCTAGCTTACAACTGTTGGAAAGCGACACAACAGATGTAAACACCAAACTAGCAAACGCAGCTGGTGATTTTCGTATATACACTGTCAACGATGCTGGTTCGGAAGTTGCCAAAAGGTTTCAGCTAGACCACCCAACAGGCGACATCAGCTTCTACGACAGCACAGGCGTGACGCAGGGTCTGTTCTGGGATGCCTCGACACAGCGTTTGGGGCTGGGGACGACTTCGCCAGCACAAAAACTTACAGTAGCATCTGAAGGAAGGTTGCGCTTATACCGCAGTGACAACGCACGTTATAGTGACATATATAATAACAATAGTTTTTTAAATATTGAAACGTCTAATGACCCTATCAAAATTAATGGGCAGAGTTATATTAGGTTTGACGTTAGTGGCTCAGAAGCTATGCGCATCAGCAGCGGCAACGTGGGCATTGGGACGAGTTCGCCAGCTGTAAACTTCCACGCTAAAAATGCCAGCGGCAACCTAGAAATCCGTTTTGACAGTGATACTTCACGAAACATCGTGTTTGCCGATAACAACGGCACTTACGATGCTCAGATTGAAGCGCAGGCAAACGGCACTCTTTACATTGCAACACGACAAGCACAGCCAATGTTATTTGCTATTAACAACAGCGAAGCCGCCAGAATCGACAGCAGCGGCCAGTTAATCGTTGGTCACACTGGAGCCGGTAGCCCTTATTTCAATGAAGGCATCGTCCTAAATCCAGCCGGTGATTCTGTGTTTCACAGAGATGGCAACTCTGTGGTTGATTTCTCAAGAGAAACCAGTGATGGCAATATTGTCAGGTTTGTGAAGGACAACTCTGTTGTGGGGTCGATTGGGGCTTCTGTTGGTGACCTATATATAGGCACAGGCGCACACGGATTAAAGTTTGTAGATGCTTCAACTGATATTCGTCCATTTAACACCTCAACAGGTGCGAGTTCAAACGGCACAACTGATTTAGGCAATAGCACATCTCGCTTCAAAGACATCTACCTATCCGGCGGTGTCTACTTGGGCGGCACTGGTTCGGCTAATTATCTGGACGATTATGAGGAGGGGACTTGGACGGCCACTCACGGTGGAAACAATATGACTGTACCTGCTGGTCTCAACCCTTCCTATGTTAAAATCGGCCGACTTGTTACCGTCTGTGCAGATGTTCAATCCGCATCGGGTTCTTCAACAACCAATACGATTGGAGGACTGCCTTTTACTTCAGCAAACCTTGCTGGCATAGCGGCTGTTGCATATGTAACCGGTTCCTCTGCTGCGGCTGGTGCTTATATTTCAACTGTTGGTACTACTATAAACTTTATCCAAAATGGCGGCACATCTGGGGCTAATATTAGTGCTGGAGACAGGATAATTTTCAAAGCTATATATTATACAGACGCATAACCTGATTGGACATCAGGTTGGACAGTCCATCCAAAGGAGATAAAAATGGCACTAACAGAAGAAACAATCCAAGACAAAATCGAAATCGTAGGCGACTTCAAACACGTTCAAGTACGCACCGCAGCGGTCATCAAACGTGATGGCGTTGAGATTAGCCGTGGCTTTTCACGGCACGTTGTAGCACCAGACGCTGACATCACTGGCGAAAGCGCAGAGGTGCAAGCTATTTGTGCAGCGGTACACACACAGGCTGTGAAGGATGCGTATGCAGCGCATTTAGAAGCACAAGCGGCTGAATTAGGAGGCGAATAATGGCTAACACATACAACTGGGCGTTCAACTTTGACGTCTGCAATCACGAGCAAAACGGCCACGCCGACTGCATTCAAACTATTCACTGGCGCGTCACAGCGACCAGCGACAGCGTGGTCAATGATGAAGGCAACCCGCTTTCTGTGTCTGCATATGGCGCTGCCGGTTTGACAACGCCGGAAGCAGACGATGCTGACTATGTGGCGTTTGACGACATTACACAAGACTGGGCAAAAGCAAAAACTTTAGAGAGCTTGGGCAAGACAGAAGCCGAAATGCAGGGTATATTAGACGAGCAACTTGCGGCTTTGGCATCACCGCCGACACGTCAAGCCGTTCCATCCGGCTGGTAAGGATTTGCTATGAATAATAACCTAAACACAGATATGGCTATTGCCACTGGCGCAATTACTAGCCCTGTTTGGCTTGCACCACTCAATGAGTGGATGGCGTTGACCTTTACTGTGTTAGGTATTTCTCTTGCTGTTATACGCATATATCAGAGCCTAAAGAAGAAAGACGATGTTTAAAGCTGTCGTCTTAGCCTGCTCTTTATCTACGCCAGATTTGTGTTATGAGCTACATGACTTTCGCGGGCCGTGGCCTAACTATGAGGCTTGCGTTGAGCGAGTGCATGAGATGGCACAGGACATTGGCAAACTGCCCGGCGACTTTCTAGCAAAGTCTTACAAGTGCCTGCCGTTGCGGAAAGGAATGTTGTCTTAATGGAGCCTATAAGCACAGCCCTTATGGCGGTCAGCGCGGCCAGTAACGCTATAGCCTTTATAAAAGCTAGGGTTAATGACGTGCAATCTGTGGCGGATTTGTCGGAGCAGATCGGCACGTTGTTCTCGGCTCAGAAGAAACTCAACGAGGAGCGCAACAAGCAGTCCGGCGTTGGTGATATTAGTTTTAAGGGTTCAATTGACGCAGTATTGGAGGCGAAGCGCCTTAACGAGGAAATGCAGACTGTGGCTACAATGATAAATATGCGTTGGCCTAAGCCAGCGGATCAGCCATCGACCTGGCAGGAGATCATCAATCACCACAACAAGGCTTTGCGAGAGCAGAAAGAGGCTAGGCTAAAGGCTCAAAGAGAAGCTGCCATCGCGCATGACGAGGCTATTGAGAACATGAAAATCGGGCTGGCTATTTTCGCGCTGGTGGTTGTTGTGATAGGGTTGTTCATCGCGGTGATGGTATCAACAGCCGGGGCTATCGGCCTTAGATGAGTGAAACAACGACCGGGCTGGCTGGAGAATATACTGCCGCAGTAGCGATTTTGGGGCTTGGTTGGCGCGTTTCGATGGCGCAACAGGATAAAGTAGATATGGTGGCTTGGGATGGTCAATTTTATGTCAGGGTTCAGGCAAAGGCTGCGAATTTATTGGGCGATAAAGATGGTCGATCTCCGCGTCACCATTTTAATTTGGGCCACGGAAGTAAAAAGAAAAAACTACCCACGAAGGATGATTATGATGTTCTCTGCCTTGTTTCCCCCAATACCAGACGGTGCCTGTTCATGCCGGTTACGGCTGTACGGCAATACAGTTTGCGCTTGCGTGGGTCGGTCTTTACGGCTGAGGCAGAAGCTGATTCGTGGGCTAAAACGATTGATACGATTCTGGAGATGAAACGATGAATAAAGATATGCTCAGAGAAGAGATAGCCGCAGACGAGGGTGTCAAAAAGAACAGCGATGGCGAGCATGTTATCTATTTATGCAGCCTGGGCCTGCCCACGTTTGGAATAGGCGCGCTGGTAAAAGATCATGATCCAGAATATGGCCAGCCGGTTGGCACGCCTGTTTCTGAGGATCGTGTGCGCCAGCGATTCAATCTTGATATAGCTGTCACGCTTGAGGATTGCCATCGCTTATGCAGCAACGTTGGCGTTGACTTTAACGAGCTAGACTTGCGTTATCCAGACGCAGCCCTGTGCCTATGCAACATGACATTTCAACTCGGATACCCACGCTGCTCGAAGTTTGTTAAGATGTGGGCGGCAGTAGCTGAGGCAATGGACGATCCGAAAGCTTGGCTAACTGTGGCCGCCGAGTCAGAGGACAGTCGCTGGTTTGACCAAACGCCTAATCGTGCCAAGCGGATCACGGCAAGGTTTAGGGCGCTGGCAGATGGCTGAGATAACTATGGAGCGCTTTTTGCGCTGGAAGTTACTGCCGCGTGGAATGATGCTGCTGAGCAGCCTGCTGGTTTGGGAAGCGGCAAGCTGGTTTATGTATGATCTTGGAGCTACCGCGACAACACAACAGACCGCATTCGTTAGCACGATATGCGGATGCTTCAGCGGTATGTTTGCAGTTTGGTTAAATCATGAGACGGTGAAAAAATGATACAAGCATTGATTGGGCCGGTGACTGGCCTCCTAGATAAGTTTATTGAGGACAAGGATCAGAAGGCAAGGCTCGCGCACGAGGTTGCCACGATGGCTCAGAATCACGCTCAGGAGCTTGCCAAGGGGCAATTAGAGATCAACAAGGCCGAGGCGCAGCACCGGAGTATCTTTGTGGCTGGCTGGCGGCCTTTCGTTGGATGGACGTGCGGCGTGGCGTTGGCTTGGCATTTTGTTCTAGCGCCTTTTGTTATCTTTGCCAGCGCCTATGCTGGTGTAGCTTTGCCCGATCTTCCTCAGTTTGATATGTCGAGCCTATTAACAGTGCTAATGGGTATGCTTGGCCTGGGCGGGATGCGTAGCTTCGAGAAAATGAAAGGTCTAACAAAATAAAGGGGCTTTCGCCCCCCTACTCAGCCAGCCGGATCGTCCTGATCTTGCCGGGCGTCTTAGCCAGCACACCATCCTCTAACAGCTTGTCTATTTGAAAGCGCACCGCTGTCGGTGATTTGCCGATTGCACGGCTTATTTCGGCCACTGAGGGGCCGTATCCATTATCCCGGTGAAAAGCTGCTACTGCATCAACAACAGGCTTCCAGGAGCTTTCCTTGCGGTAAGGGCCGTTTTGCTTAGGCATCATTCGATCTCCTATTGATAAAGATATTGGCGTTTAAATATGTCGCCGGTTTGCATGTTTTGAAACGTGACGCTGTATATCTCCTGGCTAACAGGCTCAACAGTCCTGACTAAAACCGTCACATATCTGCCCTTATCGCTTTTGATGCTAAGCAGATCATCTACTTTAAAAGAGGTTTCCCTCATACCTATCTCCTAATCCAGAGCCTTGAGGCTCAATGTTGTTTGGCGTTTAAAATAAGCAGGCTTGGCGGGGACGACTTT